GCCGAGATAGGTAACCAAACCCAAGGCGCTCTGCCTTATTTATGGAAACCCCCAGTTTTAGAACTAGGATAAACTTCTGAGCCGCTAGAGCACGATACTTGCAAGTTCATTTTTGAACATCAGGTTAAAAGAATTCCTCCATAGGAAATTCTGACACAGAGCGATCAAACTCTGCGTAGAACTTCTTATAACGGTTTTCTTGGGCCCGAATTGCTCGTTTCTGCGTCCAATCAACAGAACTAACGTTGATTAACGCATCAGCTTTAGCCAAGTCATGAATTACGTCCCAAGTAGGGTTTGCATTTGGCAGACCCATACTTTTGTCCTCATCCCGTAAAAAGGATAAGGCGTAAGTTCAAAAACCTGGTCCCACCAATTTTAATCAAGCCTCTATCAGGCGATATGGTCACTGGCGCGTGGTATAAATTCTAAACCAATTACGGTAAAAGAATTCCTTCTCACGTTCCAGTCTGATTTTAGCTTCTTTGAAATCGTCTATACGTAGTTGTAAAAGACTATTGTATATATGATATCTCAAGAAATGCAGCTGTTCCACACGATAAGAGAAACACCACGCTATTGCATTCGCATCAGCATGGTTCTTATCACTCGTGAAAGCGTTCAGCCCGAAGCTCGACCATAAAGTGGAATCACATTCACTCCTGTAATCGGAATTACGGAGCTGTGAGATCACAGATAGAACTTCGTTAAAGGATGTTAAGAAACCAAGTTTTCAAGCCTGACTAACGTAGGATGCTATGTACTTCTTATCTCTAACCAGTCTCAGGGTCAAACCTGGACCGATTGGAGTAATCTGGACATTAGGACCCACCCAAACCTTGGCAAATTCGGCAAAATCTTTCGATTGAACCGACTTGCTAAGATTAATAGAAACTCCCAATAGCTTCATAAGATCATAGTACTCGGCGGCAACACTATCATTTATAATGACAATGTCGTCCCCAAGAACACAATAATCTGAGAAGCCCTGGATACCAACCCTTAACGCGGCTAATTTGACTATCACATGGTGTGTAATAGCCAGCATAGCTCATGAAGAGTAAGCACCCATAGGTTGTCCAACTGCATATTTATACTTATTACCCTTATAGGATCAAGGAAAATCTAACAAGTTAGATCACCTATCCCCTAAACCGGGTTTAAGAATATTTAATATGTCACGCTGGATGTCTATCGGAAGTCTGTCAGTAGCAGCGCTCAAATCAAATGAATGGAAAGTTCGACCCTGGCTCCTCTCTATCAAACGATGAAGAGGGGCCTGTTGGTCAAAAGTCCCATCCATTTCAAGATTCCCTAACACCCTAAATAAGGCTGAATGAAGAGGTTTAAGACTCATCTGGATTCACCAGTTGGTTATACCAATAACCCTGGCTTTTCCAGCTTGATCATAAACCACTCCCAGTCTACCTAACTTAGGAGTTTCATATACCCCAAGAATCCACAAAATGGAAACTAAAGGCAAAGAAACTAAGATCAAACCATATAGTCATAATAGATATAGCCGACCTCCATAGTTCCATAAGTAAGCACTCATGGACCTAAGAGCTGAAAAGCTCCCAAGGAAGGCCAAACTATCTAAAGAGCTAGACCAAGTGCTTTTAGTAGCATTCGGACCAGCTGACTCTAGTTTGATTAATTTCGGGGATTTGATACGAAGCGTAACGCGCGGGATTAGCTCGGCAACTGCCAATTTTAACTGTGAAGTATCAAAACTTCTAACAGTACCTCCAAAAGGTTCTATAATAGTACCTAATGAGGGTTTGACAGATGTCGGGAAAACCCTGAACACAGACAAGCAACTCAGGATACAAGCTACCAACCTCTGATTAACCCGCCATTCAACTAAGATATGGCGGAGTCTCAAAGGTATGATAGTAGGTAACCCGATGTGGTCACGTTTCACCATGACACCTCCAAGAGGTGTCACGGGTTCCCCGTGACCAGCAAGAAACCGGATCACTAACCTATAAACCTCTTTGAGGTAAAGGAAAGTGAATTGGAACCCTGATCTTTTGATCAAGGTTCTAATCCGGTCTTTTAGCAGCATTAATGAACTAGCAAACTCAGATGCACCAGTGATCCAGATTACCTTCGAAAAGTATTTAGACAGCTCTTTACGAGTTATCCAAACCTTATTCGAAAGTTTAGGTTGACGCAAATTTATGAAAATTTCTTTCATGAGTTTGTAGTTGATACCGGTATACCGGCTTGCTTAATAAAGACTGCCTATTGACGCGGGGGTTGGTCGTCGAAACGACTACTGATCCCGAGCAGATAACGGCAGACCTAAATGGGTAACTACGCCCATCAGGATTTTATTACGTAAACCGTCACCGGTCAACATCCTTACCGAGGAGTTACCTCAGCACTCAGAATATTCACTGAGAATAGCTGAAGGACGGATTTGGGTCCGTGTTACTAGACCATACACAGAAATGTGAATGGAGGTCCCTTCGGGGTGTACAGCACAAACGTCAGAAAAGGCACTTATTTCTTCGCGCCTTTAATGAAGTTATTCCGGCCTTTAAAGGGC